TAAAACCATCTATAATATCATCTTCATTTAATGTTATAGATGCGCTTCCTGATGTTTCAATAACTAATTTATATTTTCCTGATGTAAAAGGTAAATAACCTCTACAACCTTTTATAAGTTGTCTTAAATTATCAATTAATTTTTTTGATGTATCTATAACAGCATTTGTATCGAATATATTTATATCACTTGCACCTGAATATGGTGTAACTTGTGTAGCACATACAACTGAGGCATCATAAATACTTTGTAAATTTATATCAGATGTTGCTAATCCTTTTCCATATCTATTATTTCTTAAATAATCTAAAATACAAAATGCTGGATTAGTTGAGTATGTCGGGCTAGATTCTACTAATGATGAATTTAAAGTTACTATTTTTTTTCCTTTAATTTTTGCTTGTACTTTTGGAATTCCACCAAATACATCTTGATTCCATTTAAATCTCAAAGCTAAATAACAAAGCCCACTTAGTTTATGATTACTACCCCAACTTGATAATGTCGAAAGTAATGATGATGAAGATTGACTATCACTTCCAAAAAAAGGTTGGATTCTAATTAGACTTTGTCCACTTTTAAAAAAATTACTATCTCCGCTTCCAACTTCTATTTCTGTTCCATCAGACAAAGTTGATGCCCATGTTACTGTTTTATCATCTACTTTTACTTCTTCAATAGAATTTATCTCTCCCTCTGCTAAAACGATTGCCATATAAAGATATAAATTTCCAGATCCAGATGTTTCTATAAATATCCTTGTACCGCCAATTAATCTTTCCCCATATACAACAGGAATAGATGCGTCATTTGATTGTTTATTTAATAAAATACCTTGTTCTTGATTATCAAAATCATCTGTTCCGAAATCTGGAATATCTGGTTCTGGAACTAACCATGAAATTGCTTCTTGTGCAACGTCTTTTACAAATTTAACTGTACTTTTAAGTGCTTTTTTTGCCGCTTTAAATGGATTAAATCCCATTATTTTCTACCCCACTTAATATCTAAAACTGTTTGTGAACTAAAATCCATACCTACATCTGTTGAAAAAAATCTTTGTTGTGATGTGTTATTTGTTTTTCTTCCATTTTTTTTGTCGAAGTCTGCCCAATGTGAAACTATACTTAAATTAACAATACTCTCATTGTCTTTTTCTTGTATTGTAAAGGTATCTATTTTGCCTTTATAAATAAGAAAAGGATCTGCAATTAATGAATTTGAATCATTCAAAAAACCTCTAAAAATATCTACATTATCATTCACAACATTCTCATTTAAAACTAATGAAATAAATGTTTGATCTGCGCCAGATAAAGACAATGTAATACTAGATTTTCCTACATCTGTTTGCTCGTTGATATTTGAAATGCCTAATATAAAATCACTTGCAGAATATGTTACTGATGATCCTGAAACAGAGGAGGTTAGTGGAAAAGAACAATCAGTAATATTAACAGGAGTGCCGAAACCAATGGTGATAAGGTGTACGGGTCTAATATCATTTGTTGCTAGTTCCGTCTTTACTGCTGATGTTAAGTTTCTCGTCATGTTCCTCGTAAGTTGTTCTAATAATGTTCTCCGATCCTTTTAACATAGTAAACTTAAATTTGCTATCAGGTTTCTTATAGTCTTTGAGATCATTTGTATTAGTATCTATTTGATCTTCTGTAACAATAGCTTCTGCAACGAACTCAGCACTAATTAAGTGCGTAATTTTATATTTTTTCATTAAAGAGCTTCTTCAACATCCATCTCAAATTCATATAAAACATCACCATCTTTAGTAGCACCTATTGCGCCAAACTCTTGAATATCATTTGTAAGATGAACTGTAAAAGGAACATTATCATAAGTTGCAACTTCGTTATCTGCCAAAGTGTTTATTAATGGTGGTTCTATTGTTAATGTGGAAGCGTTACTGCTAGGATTAACATCTGCAACAATCATATATACTTTTGTATGATTAGCAAACTTTACGAAATCACCAGCTTTAAAAGCATTTGGATTATTGTTTTGATGTCCATCTATTGATATTGAAGTCGCACCAACAGCATGAGAACCTACAACTTGTATAGTTCCTGTTTCGTTACCTCTTGCATCTTCTAGTTCTGGTGGGATTATAGTAAAGTTTTCTTTTTGTGATCTTTGTTTCATTATAAAAGCCATAAGCTCACCATAAACATCATTTCTTTTTGCGGTAATAATTTTAGCTGTAAAACCAAATCTCTGTCCATCTATTTGTCTTGCTAATTTTTTTCCTGATTGAGATTTAGATATAATAGTATTTTGAATAGATCGAATACCCATTGTCTGAAATTTTGCATTTGATATTGGAAAAGCACCAGACATTAAATTAAAGCTCCTCTACCTCTTTCATTTACAGCATTATTAATCAATTGAGTTATTGTTCCTCTTGATCTAAATAGTAATTCCTCAAATCCAGAAGCATCTACTGTATTAATATTAAAATTAACATTTACTGCACCACCGCCTGTTCCTCTTGCAGATTGTGTTATTTGTCCTGTTTGGTTTGGTACAAACATCTCAGCACCTTGTTCACCAACTAAAACTGGTTGACCTTTTGCAACTGCACCACCTTTTTGAAATCCTTTAATTTTATCTACAAGTTTTAGACCACCAGCAATAGCCACTCCAGCAAGTGCAAAATTAAAAGGTGGTGGTATTGATGCTAATGCTTTTGTACCAGCTTCGTAAGTATTCATTAAGCCTTTTCTGATTGCATCTACTTTAAATATCATCATGGCTTTTTTTATAGCCGCAGTAACAGCCGCGCCAACCAAAGCTTCTACTATTGATCTTATTATAACTGTTTTTAATGTATCAAAACTCATTTTTCCTGTCATAATAAAATCTGTAATGCTTGATTTTAGAGATTGCAAAGAAGATTCTCCAGCTTGTCTAAATCTTTCAAATATAGTAACATCAAATTCTTTTTTTAGACCCTCACCAAACCCTTCAAATGCACCTTTACCTATATCTGTTTTAAGTAATTCTGCCAATTTTTGTTGTTCGTCAAATATGTTTCTACTTTTTCCTATTATTCTATCTAAACTTCTTTCCTCTGCTTTTCTTACAGCATTTACAAGTTTGTGATTAGATTCAAATATATTAAAATGTATTTTTTCTTGTTTCTCTAATTCTTTTGTTACTTTTTGCGTAGCACCTAATTGATTCATTAACATACTAGGATCATAAGCTTTTCTTGAAGCTTGGAAATTAGAATTAATTTTTTGTTCTACATCATCAATTGCTTTTCCTAATGCTAAAAAAGTTGCCGTTGCGGCGGTTACAGATGCCGCTACTGTTACTAAACCAACTCCAGATAAAGAAATTAAAGCTCTCATTCCAGCAACAACAGGAATTATTGCTCTACCTATATTTATAAATGTATTTGCAAGTTTTAAAGATATTATTGCTTTAAATGCAAAAAAGATCTCATCTGAAAATTTTGCAATTAATTTAAAAGTATCTGCTACCTTTTTTACTGCTAAAGCTAAAACAGTTCCTAGAGTGACAGCAATTTTATCAAATGTTTCAGAGTTTTCTTCTAAAGATTTATTAAGACCACTAAATTGTTTTTTTAGTTCTGCAAAGAAACCAGCATCTAATAATGTCTTTTTAAAATTAAAAATTTTATCACCAATCATTGAAAGCGTACCCGTTAAGGTACTTGCTAAATCATCTGTTGCTTGTCCAAATTGTCCACCTCTACCAAATACTTTTTGAAATGCTTGTACTGTTTCCTCAATAGAAACTGTTGCCCCAGCTTTGAAGCCGAGCATATTTCTAACACCTTTTTCTCTAAATAAATCTGCCGCACCTATACCAGCAGAGAATGATCTTTGTATTTGTTCTGCCGCAGTTCTAAAATCTAAACCAGTTACTGCCGCTACATTACCAGTAATCTCCAACATATTTTGAAGATCGTTTGCGTTGTCTGTTACTGTTGCTAATATTCCTGATCCTGATTGTATTTCTTCTAAAGAGAATGGAACTTTAGATGCAAACTTAGTCATATTCTCAAATGCTTTTGCACCCTCGTTAGTATCTTTAAGTAAAAACTTTAATCTAACTTGTAAATTTTCTAAATTTTTTCCTGTATTAACTAAATTTCTAATTACTAATCCAGCACCTAAACCTATAAAAGCATTTTGAACACTAAATATAGCACTTCTTAATTTTCCTAACGCGCCTGTGGCACCACCTAATGCTTGTTTAGTTCGGTCTCTTGCTACTATGTCTATTTTGAGTTTTTGATTGGCCATTATATTTTAAACCTTTTTGCTTCTGATAGTTTCTTTTCAGTATTATACTGATCTTGCTCTTTTTTCAAGTAAGCTAACCAAAGATTATAATGGCTCAAAGGCATATCAAGAACTTCTTGGATTGTAACTTTTAATCTATCAGCGACTACCAATAGTGTGTGTATATCGGTGTCGCTATTTACTTTTTTTCAGCTTCCTCGAATGAAGTGTCTAAAAGAATTTTATTGGCTATTGTAGCAACTATATTTGAATCTGCTTTTTTTCTAAGAGCAAATTTATCTTCTTGTTTAAAAGCTTTTTGAAGTTCACCTTTTTCATCTTTGACTAATAATTTCATAATTAGTAGGTCAACCAAAACAGTTAAGTCTTGGAAGTTATTAGATTTCTTAAAGATTATATTTTTTTCTTCAAGTGTTAAAGGCTCAGAATAAAACACAGATGGATTTCCATGTTCATCTTTCCATTCATCTACTTCAATAGTAATAGTTTGTAAGCTTTCAAAGTGAGATTTAACTCTGTCGATAACTGACATAAAATATTATTAGACAGTACCTCTAGTCAATGCTCCTGTTCCTTGAAAAGTAACTGATCTTGAAACAATACCATCCATAGCGTTATTAACTGACATTCCTGTAATTATTCCTGTTCCTGTAAAACTTTCATCTCCTGACGTATTACCCTCAGGAAGTAATATGAAAGATATTGAAGAACCAGCAGTCAAAGTTTGTTGTGGAGAATCTGTTTCGTCATAGTGCATTTCTAATGTACCAGAGAATGAAGTTCTTCCAGCTACGAATGATTTAGTTGCATCAGATAATTGAGTATCCTCTACAACATCTCCTGTAGTTTCAATAGTGAATCCTGTTAGTTCCCCAACAGCAGTTCCACCAGCAGTTACTACTCCTTCTTTTCCGTGATGTGTTGCCATT